GTAGAATCAGAAAGAGTTGCGCTTGTTTCCTTTTGTGTTGCGGAAATAGCTTTTACCCTTTTAGTTATTAAGTAAAGAGTTGGTTCGCCTGTTGATGTATTTCTTTCATATACATCTATTTCTCTATCAGTTTCGTTTTCAAAATCAATAGAATCTACAGTTCTAAATGTTATGCTAGAATTTGTAGTAGATGTAATTTCCATACCATCTTTTATTTTAAGATAATACGAACTATCAGGCTTATTATTCACACCAGTTCCGATTGAAGGAACTAACTGATATACAGTTATAGTAGTTACTGCTGGAGATGTTATTTTTGGTTTATACCCCATTGATTGTGCCAATGATACTACATTTTTTCTTTCGGTAGCGTAAGCTAACATTGATTCTTTTAATTGTGTATCTTGGTAGAATGATAATACATCACCAATTGCTGCCGCCTGTTCTATGAATACCATACCTGGCGAAGCTTCGTTAAAATCTGAATATGTGTCGGGAAAATATGTCTTTGTAAAGTCTACAAGATTTTGCTTTAATGTTGAAAAATCTTTTCCAACATAATTTAAGTTCTTTGTATCACTTCCCCAACTTTTATTTAAAGGTTTAATAGCCATTATTAATTATTTACATTTATCGTTACTGATTCTCCTAAGTTTCTATTTGATTTCAATGAAAATTTAACATCTAATGTAATTCTATTTGCATCAATATCATTTTCATCATAATCAAATATTATCTCATCTATATTCAAATATGGCAACCACATCTCAACTGCTTCTATTATAGATGATTCAATTTTTTGTTCAATCAAACCATCCACTATTGGTTCAAAAAGTATTCTCCAGATATCACATCCAAATTCAGGCTGCATTAATCTTTCACCTTTTCTAGTTAAAATCAAATTAACCAAACTATCTTTAGCTTGGTTTAATGTGGTATAATTAACGGCAAATGCACCACCACTATTGGATGTTTTATTGATACCAATTCCAAGTACCTTATAATCATTTTCCGATAAATCTACTACATTAACTTTACCAAGCTCTATTGCCATTATTAAAATCTTTTAACTAATTCGGTATAATCCCTTGTTAATGCCTTTGTTAACGCATCTACCCCAGCATTATCACTCATGGGTATTTGGTGGTTAGGCATCATATCGGTTGAATAATTCATTGTTTCCCAATCTTCCTCCATTGTTCTTTGTGGTTGAATTGCATCTAATATACTCCCACCACCAACACCATTCATTGAACCTTCTGCTCTATGAGCGGCTGTAAATGGTTGAGTTGCATTTAGAATTTCGTTTATCATAGGGTCTTTCGTAAATTCCCTTTGAGGTGCTCTTTGCTGAACTTGTTGTACAGGTTGTTGCTTTTTAACTTGCGTTGATGGAACTTCTGTCAATTCTCTTAATGAAGGAGTTGTTGTTTTTCTTTGTGAGTTTAATGTAACCACACCAGATTTGATAAGTTTAGCAAGTTCTTCTTTAACTTGATTCTTAACTTCATTTTTTACAACTTCTTTGATTAAAGTTACTAAAATTTCTGATTTCATAAAAATATATGTTCTGTTTGTTAATAAATATTAAAAGATTAAATTTAATCAGGAACTGAATATCCAGACCAAGTTAACACCGAAGGTGCTGGTGGAGCAGGAGGTGGATACTGACTAAATAGTAGGAAAATACCTCCCACACTAAATAAATGTATTTTAGCACATAATATAAATGTATCTAAAAACATATTCGAATTCATATTAGGAAATAATGGAAGTTTAGTCCAAGTTCCAGGATTCAATACTAAATTAGGAGATGGTATTTTAATTGATTTAAAATCTTGCATTTCTACAAATGCATCAAATATTTCTGATACGGATAATAGGGTTGATGGATATTTTTTTGTTAAAATTCCTTCACCTATTTCTTTAAAAGTTAACTCTCCGTAATCTTTTGTTTTTATTTTTTTGTTAAAATCTATTTTTGGTTTTAATCCCTTTTTAGCTGCAATTGCTGCCGCTAATAATATTGGATTAACCATTATGTTTGATATTGTACCAGGTGCAGGAATTGTTCCAGGCCAACCAGACGGATTAATTGTAGGATTTGGCAATGGTGCCATTCTAGCTCCCATCCAATATGCCATAATAGCAGGTCCCATCGCATCTAATAGTTCTATTTTAGCGCCACCATTCTTTTGGGTTTTATTAAGTAATAAAGTTAATATAATTACAAATAACTTTTTATTACCATCTCCTACCGGAACTCCATTTAATAAATCTCCACCTCTTTTTAAACATGCATCGTATTCATTTACAAACGCTAATGCAAATTCTTCTATACTACCACCAAAGGTTTTAGATTCCAGCTTAGGAAGTAAATTTGCTTTGAATGTTTTCCAACTCATATTAAGATTTACTTAAATAGTTTCTAGCAGAAAGTATCGTTTTTAACTTAGCTTTAATTGCTTGAAATGCAGGTGCATTAACGGGTCCAGGCGAAGTAGGTCCTACCGGTGTGGCATATATTTGTTGTGTAATAGCCATAATCAATTCATCTAATATCTGAACCAATTCACCGCCTAATACCATTTTTTGTACATCTGCTCCGGCATCTCCTTCACCACTATCTTTACCTAAATAAATTTTACCCCCACTATCTGAATTAAGGAATATTTTATTATTTCCTTTAGAGTGTAATGTGATTACTTTATCTGTATGTAGGTAAATATCCTTTGCAGAATCAACTGTGAACCTACCATCGGTAATAATGCCTGTATTCTTTTTACCAAAAATGATAAATTCATTTGCTTTAGCTGATAAAATTACTCTATCAGAGTTTATAAACAATTGGTCTCCTTTTAAATCCGAAGATGATGGGTATTCGATAAACGCTTTCTTTTCCTTTTTAGTTGTTTCTAAGAATGGAACTTTTACTTTATTAGATGTGATATAAATAGATGTACCATCTTTATTGATATCCTCATCAATTAATTCTCCAATCTTTTTAGAATCTAATTCAGGGTTTTGTTTATTTCGTAGATAAATTCCAGGCGAAGATGTTTTACCATCCTCAGTTAAAAAGAATTCACTAAAACGAATTGTGTTACCAACTCTACCTTGTAAAATAGTATCTCCTTCTCTTGGATTTAAAAACTTAATCTTTTCTTTTACTTCGTATGGTTTTTTTTCTGATTCTGTTTTTGTAGCAGGTTGGTTTGGTGTACCTGTTTTTTTAGTTTCGCCATATGCTTTATTATTAGAGCTATCTTTTGATTTTTCTACTTCCTTTTCTTTTGAAACCTCTGAAGTTTTATAATCTTCTCTATAATTTGGATATTGGGTAATAGAATATGGTAACCAATAATAATCTTTACCAATGTTTAAAATCAATAGTGTTTCGCCTAATATTGGATATGTAAGATTATTTTTATCAAACGGAAAAGCATATGCTTCGGTAGCAATAGTAGATTCTCTTTTAAATTCTACTGCTCCTAAAAATCGAATATCATTATCATCAAAATTAGAATTACTATTATATTTTTTTATAAAATCATTATCCTTATCTAATTTTTTATCTGATTTAAGATATACTTTGGTTACTACCGCTAGAAATGTTTCTTCAACCATTTATATTTTTGTTTTTATTTCTTCTATTTCAACTTGAATATCTAACAACTTTTCATCATTCTTTTTATCAATTTCATTAACAGTATCTTCTAATTCCGTTAATAGTTGTGCTTTTTCATGCTCACTCAACCATCCATCTTCACCAATTCCCTTTGCTTCGGCTTGTGCCAATCTTTGAGCAATTGTTGCAAGTTTAATTAAGTGGTCATCATTTTTAATAGATGAATCAATTAAATCTCTGATTATGGGCGCAAGTACTGTTGCTTCTCCTACATTCTTAATCAACTTACGAAGCGATTCAATCATTTCTGAATTATTCTTCTTTTTTACCTGTTGATTATCGTAAATATCTTTAAATAGTGATGATAAGTTTTTACCATCAAATAATTGAAATTCTGAACTCATTATTCTATATCTTTATTAATTAGTTTGTTTATTGCTTCTTTATCTTCCGCTGATAATTGT